CCTAAACCTTGACACCTCAACCTACCAGGGTCGCTTCGTGGTGACCATCATGGGTGCACTAGCAGAGATGGAACGTGCCATCATTGGCGAACGTCAAAAGGACGTTCATAGGGATAGGCGAGCCCAAGGAAAGGTTTGGGGTGTAGACCTCGGACCTAAATCCAAAATCCCTCTAGAGGTCATGGAGCGCATTAGAGACATGCGTGAGAAAGGAATGTCCTATCACGCAATAGCTACTCAACTAAATGGTGAAGGTATTCCTACAGCCCTAAACGGTAAGAGCTGGCACGCTTCGACAGTGCGTAAGGCTTTACTGTAGCTGTGCTGTCCAGGCAGCCTTAGTCTGTCTGTCTGGCGCAAGAACCGGCAGTGGCCACGCGCGGTCATCGTTCAGTGCTGACGCAGTAAACGACACATGGATGTGCGCGGTATGTCCATAGCCTTTTCCACGAAACTTCCACCACGTTGCCCTGTATGTGCCAGACGCAATTTGATCTTCGTAGACTACGTATTTCAGCCTGTCAGATCCAGGTAGTTTAGACATGGCATACAGAACAAGCTCATCTGTCAACCTGCGCGCTGTCCGCCCATTGCGCCATAAGCCTTTGCCCATGTTTTCATCAATGTCAATTGCGTAGACCCAACCTTGCTGGTCTGGGTTGTGATCTGACACGCGGTCCTGATGTGCCCTGTCGCCAATCCAACCATCTGATCGCCTGTCCCTATCTGGGAACCTACGGTCGATCTGCTCACGTAACTTTACTCCGCCAAGAACAAGTCTTGGAGTCCTAGCCATGCGCTCTCCAGGTGTAGTAGTTAAAAGGTAGAGGGCGGGGCTTGATTACTAGAACCAAGCGTCCCGCCCTCTATTTATTTTTTGATACTGCTCTCTCCCAAGAAGTATCAAATCTCTTACGTGTACACTATATACCTAATTTACCTGAGGTTTAGGTATTGTCGGAAGCAGTTTCCTCAACTGGTGTAAAACTTCCAAAGTTTCCATCTTCCTCTACCGGGGTAAGAATTCCACCAACAGGCTGGTTCTCATCAGGCTCGACATACTCAACGATGTTGAGGCCAAGTTCCTGGGCAACCATAATCTCTATTCGTGCACCCTTGCTTTCTTCCCAGCCTGGAAGGATAACCACGGTGTCAGCCTCAAGCAGATACTTGAATGCCTCACGCATGTATTCCTCACGCTCGCGTGTCTTGTCACCATCAAAAAACTCTGACGGTGAACAAACTTCAAACCCAACCATGCGGAACTCAGCTGCAACCTTGTTGAACAGGTCGTGGTTGTAGTTTTCAACCTTTGTCATTGGACCACTTAGGTAGAGCTTGTTCATGCCTTTGGTTGCATTGAACTCTTCTACAAGATCCTCGTTTACTGCTTTATTTTCTTCTGTCATTGTCTCTCCTACGTTTAGCGAGCAAAGCGGTTTGCCATGCTCCAGTCAACCTCGGCAGTTGGTACTGCCCTTGGCACTAACATGCGGTTTGTTATCTCTGCACGTGCGCCAACGCCGATAACCTCTAGTCCACGGTCACGGATCTTGCGCTCAAATGCGATCTGTGTCATTGGACGTTCTCCACGTTCATCAGACCACATTCTGTAAACTGCATACAGTGCCTTAACAGGCAGCCTGGCTTCAGCACCTTCACGAGTTTCTTCATTTAGGAAGATACCGATACGGTCCTCGTTCTTACGATACATGTCTGCTGCCTCGCTAACTGCGGTGCACCAGCCTAACGCATCTCGTGCCTGTGAGCCAAGTAGTTTGATTGCGCCTTCAACTGCCCACGACAACACAGCGGGTAGCGCACCTTCAGGATCAAATATGTAAGCCTTTAGATCTGGATCTGGATTCTCAGGAACCTTTAGCCATGGGATTGGACGTAGACGACGCCACATTGCCTCGTCGTTGATAATAGGTCTGTGATTTGTTGTAACCCAAAGTTTTGCCTGCGACTGGAAAGTAAAAGGTTTCTCGCCTGGTGAACGAGCAGAGATTTCAGATGAACCAGTAAGTTTCTTAACTGCGTTTTCCTTCATGCGCTCGCCATCTGGCAACTCATCAACCCAAACCATACGACGACCACGAAGCTCAGCCCAGTGATAAAGATCTGATCCATGCGACTGACCATCGCCCTGTGCAAGGATAGATGAGTCCAAAGGCCATGCGTATTGTGATGTACCCATTGCCTTTACAAGAGCTTCAACAAACGTGTTCTTACCGGATCCAGCAGGGCCATAGACGAGGAACATAACGTCGTGGGTACGCATACCAGTTAGCGAGTAACCAGCTGCTTTTTGCAACCATTCCTGTAGTTCCTTGTCACCATTAGTAGCATAGTCAACAAACTGTTCCCAACGCACGTTGCGCATACCTGGCGTGTAAGCAACAGGTGCACGTCGTGTGATGTATAAGTCAGGTCGACCTTTTAGAAGTTCTCCTGTGCGAAGGTCAATAACTCCGTTGGCAACACCAAGTAAGTTGATGTCACTGTCCCAGTTTTCTACACCAACGACAATTCGTGGATCAGATGTAGCGCTTTCAATTGCACCTGCAAGTCTAGAGTTTGATTTTGCCTGTTGTGCCCACTTGATAACTTCTGACTGCTTGTCTCCGTCCTCATAGTTCACAACCTCTGACGCAATGATTGGCGCAAGCTTTTTTGTAAGCTCACGCATTTCAAGCTCTTCAATGTCTGGCTTCCAATATCCACCGTCCCAGTGGAACCAGCCAAGACCAGGTGTGTAACGAATTGCAGGACCAAACGCATCAACAAGACGACGGCCATTACCAACGTCAGACAGTGTGCGCTTACCAGGTGTACCACCTTCGCCCTCACCAATTGCGTCAGTGTCCTTAGGAACGTCCATGTTTAGAAGATTAGATGCATTACGAATTGAATCGCCGTCTTCTACAGACTGCGAGACAGTTCCACCAATTGTGCCAGGCATACGCTCTGTTGGAATGTAATTTTCGTTCTTAGGCTGAGAAGTACTGACAGCCTTTGTGGCTACTGCCTGTTGTGTCTCTTCCTGCGAACGTTGAGCCCATTCCTGTAGTCCAGGCCACAGACGCTCTGTCTTAGGGTGTTCGAGCACAAAGTCAATTGCACGTCGCGTGTGCATCAACAGGGAGTTAGGTCCTTCAAGCTCCATAGGAGGACGAACCTTCTCAGCGTTGAAACGAATCATCATTGTCTCAACAGCAAGGCGACCAGCTTCAGTGTTTACTGGGAACTTGTTTGCAAGTGAACATGCAAGCTTAAAGATATCAACAGCGCGTGAACCTTCGTCAATTCCGTCGCGTAGCATCTTGTCAACGTCGACACGTTCTCCACCGTATTCAAGATCATCAAGCCAACCCCACTCTGCCTCGCCTAATGCGTTTGCAGATCTGCGGTTGCGCTTGCGCAACACCTGTAGTAGTTCCTCAGGCGCCTCAGCCATCTCAATTTCCCACGGCGCGTGACCTGGAACCCACTCATAGCAGTTACCAGAGAAGTGACGTGATGGTGCAATCAAGACGTAGCCGTTGTGCTTGATGTCAATACCCTTTAGGTCTGACTTGTTCAGATTACCAACCAAAGCCTCATTGTCATCACACTTGTAGAACAAGTGACGACCACGAGCTTGTCCACCCTTGTAAGAGTAGTTTCCAGTTATAGCCTCAACGGTTGGTGGCAATGCGCCATCTAGCAAAGCCTCAAACTTTTCAAATGATTCAGGACCACCAGAACGTGGATCAATGTCAATAACAAAGAAGCCTGATGCTTGGCAGTGAACACCGATGTTGTTTTCAGGTGCCTGTGTATACCAGTTAGCTACAACTTCAAGATCAGATGTTGAGCGAGTATTCCACTCAGGAATAGACGGGTGCTTGCCCACGTCCTTTGGCTCATTGTGTGTACTGCCGCAAGTGCAACGCCCACCGACAATTCCATAACAAGGTAGAACCTTCCACCCCTTTGACGCGTACCAAAGTGCGGCATTTTGGAGACGACCCTCCGCTGACTCCCAGGTTGATGACATTTAGGCCCGCACCTTCTCGCGTGGCTGTGAAAGTGCCTCAAACCACTGTGCCGCATCTGACGCTGATATATACGCCCGCTCGCGACCAGTCTCAGTCGTAGTCAAAATTGCAGGTAGTTCGCCAGAGCTAATTGCTCTAGAAACTACTCTTGCCGGAATTCCATATGCCGTCGCTACCGCCCTCACACTCATGCGTCTTTGCATCTGTTGCAACTCACCACGTCCTCTCGCGTCAAAAGCTAAAATGCCAATCCGCAACATGGTTGTACTAAACTAAACGTTCGTACATCACTTCATCGTGAATCTACGGTTTGTGCAGTTTGCGGAATTTGTAACAGTGCAACTATAACGGGCATCTACCTGTTATGTAA